CATCTTCATATTTCTCAGATTGCTTTTCTTTTTGACTATCTAATCTGGAGTTAGCCAACTCCATTTTAGCTTCTGCTTCTAAATCAAGAGCCCGACGCTCATTCTTAATTTTTTGTACTTCTAACGATTTTTGAAAAACAATGGTTGCCTTATTATTTGATACAATGTCTGCAACAATATTACCCAACCCTTCTACAGTAGATCCAAGGCGATTAACGGCTAAAAGTTGCTTTGAAGTTGCACGCACAACTGGAGTAGTAGAGGTTGCAACTACTCCAGGGTTGATAAACTTGTATGGGGTGATTTTAGCCAACCTGCCTCTCCTTGTATCTTCTTTCCTCCTCCTTGAGGAAGGATATTAATAGATTTAAATATACTTCTTTTTCCCAAGGCATCAAATTGTCAATATATTCAAGATTCCATTTGTGATGATGAATAAGAGCAAAGTTAGACTCATAATAATTACGAAGATTATTGTGTAGAAGGGCTACTCGAAAAAAGCAGCAAGACCTTCAAGCACAACCTCACTTTCAACATCAGTATTTGGATTTTTTACTTTAATTGTATGAGACAATTTAGGCATTGTTTCAAAAAATTTTTGAATCATCATGAATTGCTTACTATTCATAGTTTCAAAGAATTCAAGTAACTCTTTTTTGGGAGTATCTTTGCAAAGATAAACCTGTGATTTATCAGAAATACTTTCAGCACAACTTGCTGCCATTTCAAAGATTTCATCCAGTCCAGGATTTTTACCTTGTAGATTCATTTGTACAAACATTTCCATGCTTGGATAACCCATGGTAAGCACAACATCATCATTCAATTCAATATCTTTTTTATGATCTGGATCAGTGATAACTGAAATTTCATCAAGGGGAATTGTAGTTTTTACTTGGGTTTCATTATCATCTGGACATGTTATAGAAACATCCACATTCTCACCAACAGATCTTGTGCGAATCTTCAAAAAGAGGTATTCAATATCAAATGTAGCAAGTTTATTAACATCTTTAATATCAGTACAAGAAACGAGAATTTTCTTGACTGCATCAATCATATCAGCTTGCTCACCACTTTCCATTGCAAGAAAAAGAAGTTTTTCTTCTTTTACAAGAAATGGTCTATATTTAACTTTTTGCCCTGTAGAAGGCAATTGTGTCGTATACGACGGCACATTTAACTTAGGTAATGCCATAGAGAAATCAATTCAGTATTTTTATTTATTACTTGACCCCAGGGGTAACTCCCAACCCAGTTTTATCTACGCTGAAACTGGCGCTACCAAATGCAGCTGCAGTTGCTGCGGCCTGTTGTGAAGTATACGGGTTAGTAGGTTGAGATTTTGCAAGATTATCCGTAGATGCATTCTGTCCATATTTGTAACTAAATCCATCTTCATCAAATTTGGGTTGAGCATAAAATCTATATCTTTCATATGAGAAAGTTACATCCATCTGCAACAATCCAGCTTGATCATTAGTCAGTGTCATTGCACCTATATTAAGGGGGAAGACATTACGCAGATCATAAGCACCGACTAATTGATCGTCTTTATACTTGATAATATCTTCTTCATCAATTCCCCATGATTTTAATAGCTGTTTATAATATTCTGGAATGGCAAATTCAGGACCGCCGCCTCTTTCCCACTTATAAATGTATAAATGTGGAGAAACATAGTCATCATAATAGTCCACAAATTGATTTGCATCACTAGACATGATACTAATCCATCTTTCAAATGCCAATCTGATGATGTGAGATCTTGGCATAGTAAAAGATATACTAATCTGACTCACTGTAGAAGATGTCGCATAATTATATGCCGATCCAATATTGGTTATACTACCAGTTGTAACTTGCTTGCTTGGAAGATTAACAGTATTGGCATACATGTTAATAGCTTTTGATAAGTCACCCGTTTCCAGCTGAAACTTTGGAGTTAAGAAGTAACGACCAGCCTTAAGAATGTTTGGAGTTGCAATAGAAACGCTGTATCTATTGTTAGTTGCAGGGGAATTATTATTACCCTTAGCAAAAGCCATAAATTCTGACAATCTTTGCCTTGGTACTGCTGCTCTTCTTGCATCTATGTTGTAACTTGCCATTAAACTTTAAGCTCCTTTTCGGTGATAACCAGAAATTCCCAATCATGATCTTTACAAAACTCTTCAGCAGCAGCCCACTTTGCCTTATTTACACTCCAAGTCACAACCTCATTAATATAACGTTTAGTAATTTTTTTCTGAGTTGGTGGTTCTTTTGTTTGCTTGAGTGGTTTTACCTCAACTAGATATTTTTTATTTTCAACTCTCACATAAAAATCTGGAAAATATCTATGTCGTTTACCATCAACAGGAGAAATGTAAGGAATAATAATTTCTTCACTACCCCATTCAGATACGGATGGGGTAATATCACACCACTTCATAAATTTATACTCCCAAGAAGATCGATAAACAATATTCTTAGCATCACCCTTATACTTGTGAGGGAAAGATGGTTTGTAAAACCCCTGATACCTCATAAATAACATTGTATAGTAAGATTGTAACTATTTAGGTGGCAGGCACTCTAGTATATCCAATTAGAAATCCAGTTGTAGGAGATTCACTAAACAGTGTTGACGCCCCTACTGGTAGAGTTGATTATCTAAAACTCGAAAGATTTAGAGTCAACTTTGAAGATACAAAGTATGGTGGAGATAACTTACCAGGAAATAAACAAACAACAATACCAAATGGTACTAAGGTATATATAGCGATGCCTCAGGCATTGAGTGTTGCATATCAAACAGACTATAGTGCAATCAATATGGGATCAGCTGGTGTTGCAGCTGCACAAATTGCCCAAGGTATAGTAGCAGGATCTGGAGCTGGGGGAGCAGATATTATCACTAATGCTATTGGGGAAGCTGCAGGATCTGCTTTACCAGAATTTGCGTATAATAAAGGAGCAAGTCTTGCTTCAAACTTAGCTAGTACTTTAGGATTAGACACTGGAGTTACTGGTAATGCTATTCAAGCATTAACAAAAGGGAGAATCATGAATCCCTTTACTGAGCAAATTTTTAATGGTGTGCAATTTAGAAATCACCAATTCACCTTTAAAATGTTTGCCAGAAATAAAGCAGAAGCTAGAGAAATTCTAAATATCATTAAATATCTAAAAATGGGTGCCTTACCATCATTAGGTGATTTATCTGATGCAGAATATAGTAGCCTAAATTCAAGTGTTGGAAAGTCAGCACAACAAGCTGCAAATGCTACATCAACTGCATCTGGGGCCGCCGCGAAAGGTGGTGAAACAGCTAGTAACAGTAGTGCAGTATACAATAAAACTGGAAAATTTTTGAATATACCAGATCGCTTCCAGTTATCATTTGTTAGATATGATCTAAGTAAAGATAGTGTGGCGTCATTACCTCATTATAAGTTTATGCCATGTGTTTGCACAAACATCACAGTTAATTATACTCCAGATGGACAATATGTTTCATTCAAAGATGGTATTGCAGATTTAACTGATGGTGTGCAAACTGGTGCAAATCAAATGCTAGTGCCAGCTGTAGAACTTGGTCTATCATTTGCAGAAACAAGATTTGTAACGACTATCGACGCTGCTGCAGGATACTGATATGCCAAGTTATTTTACCCATTTACCAAATATCTATGTTGCTCAATCAGATGAGCAACAGCAAATAACATATCAATTAGTAAAGAATATATTCAGAAGGGTAATCATACAAGAAAGACTTGATGTTTATGGAAATGAATTTGAAGCATATACCATTAGAGATGGGCAAAGACCAGACTCAATAGCTCATTTATTTTTTGGTGATGCAAGTTTAGATTGGATTATTTTAATTACAAATGGTATTATTGATAGATATGAGCAATGGCCAAGATCAGATTATGAATTATTAGAGTACACAAAAGCAAAATACGGTGACCATGAAGCAATACATCATTATGAAACGAGAGAGGTGCTTTGGGATAATGCAGTCTTCATTAAAGAAGGTCTTGAAGTTAATTCCTCATGGAGGACTAAACTTCCAAATGGTAATGTATTGTCAGAAAATGACTCTGTATACCCAGTAACAAATATAGAATATGAAATTACAAAAAATGAAAAGAAAAGATTAATTGCCATTCCAAGTCAAAGACTTCTAGAATTCTATGAAGAAGAATTCAGAAATCTAGTAGATTATGAAACCAACAAAGAAGTTGATACCGATGGCAACAAAAAAACTGTTCTTTCTATTGTTGGTGCATATCTAGACAGAGCATCATATAAAAGGAATTTATCTGCAGGTACGGTTGTGGCTACATCTGCAGATAATGGTATAACCGCCTCATCAATTGCTGGAGGCAACGTTGCAGTTATTGATGTTACTGAGACATCGGCTGGGACTTTTAGTGGTGGCACAGGTACTTCTGGCGGCGGAGGCAGCAGTGGTGGCTCTGGCGGCGGTGGATCTGGTGGTGGTGGATCTGGTGGTGGATCTGGTGGTGGTGGTGTACCTGGTGGCGGTGGATCTGGTGGTGGCGGAT